CCTTGTGCTTCATGCAGCAGGCAGGAGTTGCTTTGGCTGCGTGAGAAGCATAGGGTGAGCGAGGAGGAGTTTTGGGTTTACACCATTCCCGCATACAATTCTTGCCATAGGTGTGAGCGAGAATTGAAGCGGGAAAGAGAGGAGGAACCTGGTTTCTTCCAACGTGTGTTGCCCAAGGTTGCGCAGATTTGTTGCCCATTTGTCGACAACAGCATCCAAGTTCCCATCCCAATGGACACAGTGGGTCTTGTCGAAAGGGCAATTCATGCGGCCTCCGTTTCCGAGAAGGGATCAGAATACAGGGCCCATGGTACATTCATCCACCATCTTAGTAATCTGGATATACCAGAAAGGGAGAAGCAAGCATTATGTGCTTGGGCTCCCGCAGCGATGGGGGGTTATATGAATGCTCATTATGGTGTTACCCGGAAGTATTCTAAGGGGAGACCCGTAAGGATCGCTCCCGCAATCCCAGAGCAATGCCAGCCCAGTGCTGGGGGTGAACAATCGCAGGACAAGCCGACGGCTGCGTTAACAAGTGCGGCTATAAACCCACCCCCAGGCTTGGACACCCAACCCAACATCGATCGCCCAGATATGATCATTATGGATGACAACAATGGCAATCCGGATGTTGTGGAAGTGAATGGAGTTAGGCCTTTGTATGGCACACAGCTCCAGGGTGACGAGTATGGGCCGGAAGAGCGTGTGAAGAAGGTGGATCAGCTTAAGGCGTTGTATCCACCGGCTGAGCCGAAGGTGCTTGCTCACCAGATCGGCCCAGATTTGATCCCAACCGAAGTGATGCAATCCACAGTTGGAAATTTGCAAGCAGGGCTTGCAAAACGGGTGCAACCATTGCCATTTAAGCCATCAAAACATTTGATGAACAAGATCAATTCAGTGGTTAGCAAGCTGATTGTGGAAGTTTTTCCCAAGAAGGCCATTCATAAGTGGCGTGAGGAAAATCCCATGTTCAGTGAGATGGCTTCGAAGAAATGGACCCCCGCTCGCTTCAGGAATGCTTATGAGAATCTCAATTCTGAGACAGATAAGCAAATTCAGCATGAATTTCAGATCAAGCTTAATGAAGCGTTGCCAGCGAAGGGGAAAGCACCCCGCCCCATCATCAATTCCGGTGATGAAGGCCAGATTGCCATGCTGTTGCCAGTGAAATGCTTTGAACATTTGTTGTTCAAGTATTTTCATGATGCCAGCATTAAGGGTGTTGACAAGCATACCGCTATGAAACGTGTTGCAGAGCATTTGCGTTTCAAGCCCAGAAAGAATGGAAGTAAGCCAACCATCATTGA